ATTAGGAAAAGTTAAACTATAAAGAGTTGTACCATCACCTAATTTTGTGTATAATTCATTAAAGTTATCGTTTGCTATATCACCGCCGGCACGTATTGTACTACCTGTACCGTCATCAGCGATTGTTCCAATATTAATTGTTTGTTTTGCCATTGATTCTCTCTAAACTTTCTAATATTTATACATTAATTACTAAAATGTTTGGTCAAAAGTTAAACCAGTTGTGTCAAATGTACTTGTTGTTCTATCAAATGTTAAACCTGGTAATGTTGCTTTAATTTCCGTTGGAAAAGTAATATAAGTTTTTAGATTATCATTATTTAAATCTCTTATTTGTACGACTTCACCATTTAGACTTGTACTATTTAATCCGATTAATCTATGATTAGCCAGATTTTCTAAAGTCAATGGTTGTACCAAACTTGTTGTTCCTGGACCAGATGCTGTAAAAGCGCCTGATTGTACATTCGGGTGACCTCCACCAAACATACTTGTAAACGCAGAGTCATCATCATTTAACGATAATGATTTCATACGAGGACCAGCATAAGCGTAACCAAATTTTAATTCATTACCACGTACATCTATTTTCGCTATACTTGGGAAAGATATTTTCATCTTTCTTGTTAAAGTTAAATCTCTTGTATTTGGTGTAAAGTGTTCACTTGTTGAATCATCAAAATCTGGATCAACACCTAATTCAGGATTTGCTCTTAATGTTGTACCATCATCTTCTGTACCTAATCTTCTACCAAAGATAGTTGAGAATAATGTATTGATAATTAACGCTGGACCAGAGTAATCTATACCTGTGTTGATACCTGTAATACTTTGTATTTGAGCACTAACCTGTGTAGCAATATCAACTTGTCCTGTAATATAGAAACCAGCAGTGTGTACTGTTTTCTTAAATGAATCTCTCCAGTCATTAATTGTACGACCAACTTTGATAACATAAGAAAAGTCTTGGTAGTATAAACTATCTTGTATTCTCATTGAGTCTTCAGAAACGTGACCATCTTGGTTAATGTATGTTCCATCTGTATCAATCACAGCACCAACTGTAACACTTGCTGTTGATAAATCATTTTTCTCAACAGTAGCAGTTGCGCCACCATCTGCAGTTAAAGAACTATTTTCAGCAAACGTTCCTGATGGACTTGAAACTTTTAACACACCTGTATCAGCGTTATAAGATACGACTGTCGCTGTAACTGCTGTTGAACTTATATCAACACCTGTTACTGTTTCTCCAATTGTAAATGAACCTGATAAATTTGAAATAATTAAATAACTTGGTAAAGATAATGTTGGTGGTGATGGTGACGCTTCATAACCTGCGCCTGATTCAACAATCTTTAATCCTAATACTCTACCAATTTCTGAACCATAAGCATAAACAATAGCTCCAGCACCATTTGTATCATCTACTTCAACTGTTGGTAATGATTGATAGTTATTTCCGTTTGATATAATTCTTATATCTGTAATATCGCCTGAACCTGTACCACTTTCTTGTACAATTTTATTTCCTGTGTAAGGATCGCCTCTTGTTGTTTCGTCTTCTAAAACAATATGATCTTCCGTTGTTGATGTAGAAGTTTCTTGTGTTAGACCACCATTGACAACTGATACTTTTGCTCTCGCTGATCCACCACCTGTACCTGTATTTGTAAAATTAATGTCATCACCAATTTCATAACCAGAACCCGGATTATCAATAATAAATTCAGTTATACCACCTCGCCCTACAGCATCTACTTGTACAATCGCACCTTGACCACCACCAGTAACTGTAATAATATCTGTTTGACTATATAATGTTCCATCATTTGAAATTGTAACGACTGATGGTAAACCTGTTATAGTTGCTTTAATGAATACGTCATCATCATCTGTCGCAGTACCTCTTATAACTTCACTTGTTGAAAACGTGCCTATAATAGTATCTTCATTTAATATTAATTCTGATACTTCATTGGCACCTATTTGAAACTTAAATACATTTTCTACAATCGCAGTTGCTTCAGAAGTTTCACCTTCTATTGTTCGACCAATTAAATTAGCTGTATCGCCAGTGGTCGCAATAACTCTTAAAATTTTTTTAGTATCCCATTTACCATCGGATACTCTTAATACGTTTTCTCTAGGATAAATTGTTTCTGATTCTAATCCAAAGAGTAATCTAAAAAATAATTCGTGTCCTCTATTTGTACCTTTTGCTCGATATAATGATTTAACATTTTTAATTAACTTTCTTTTACTTACACTTGAATTAAGATTTTCAGGTAATGTGTTTAGAAACTCATTTCTAAACTTTGTTAAAAAGTTTGAGATTACTTTGTCCGGATCTCTAAAGTTTAATAAGTTTTGTATGTTTTGAACTGGATTAGGTTTATAATTATTAATAATCGCTGTTGCGTTTGAACTAGCACCAACGACTTCTTCACCATTAATAAACTTATCTTGCGCTGAAATAAAAAGTCTATTATTATCTAAATCTTCAGCAAGTATAGTTGCAGTTGCGTTAGAAGTAGAACCTGTAATAGTTTCACCTCTTGTAAACTTACCAAAGGCAGAACTTTCTAAAAGTATTTTATCACCCGCATCTAATTGTGTTCTATCTGTATCAATACGAGAACCATCTAAAATTAATTCATTTGCTTGAGCAGTTTCTGTTTCTAATTGAATACCATCAGTGGTTTGTACAGAAGTTACACCTAACTCTGCTGATTCCATAAACGTGTAATACGTTTTGACAAACTCTAAAAATTTGGGGTGTTGTTCTAATACGAACTCTGGAACCTGTTGATTAATCAGGTTTGATATTTTATCGGTGAACTTTGCCATTAGTAGTTAGATGTTGTTGTGTATCCTACACCAGCATCAGCAGAGCCACCAACAAAGGTATCTGCCTCTACTGTGATTGTTGAATTTGCTGTGTCAATATCTAAAATTTGATCTCTTACCGGAACAATATCATATGACGCTGGTTCTACAGTTACTTCAATAACAGTAGATGAAGAGCCTCGTATATTTTCTATTGATGCAACTGTTAATGAGTTAATTGTAATTTGACCTGTAGCGTAATTAACTGTTCCTTGAGTATTATTTGCATATGTTCTAACTGAACCTACAAAATAATATCTTCTTATATTTCCATTTCCGTCATCATCAAGGTAATAAACATTATTATCGTTTGGTACTTTAAAACCTGATGTGGTGATTACACCACCTGTATTTGATTTATGACCAGTATGTGGATTAAAAATACCATTTCTAAAATAAATATCATATCTTGTTGATGAACTTATAGTAGGTGTAAATGTTTTTCTAATTAATAAACTTGTAACGTTTGATAAGATACTTGTATCTGTGTCATCAATTAAACCTGTAACTTTTGAATGTCTAAAGATACTATCAAATTTTTGTAATGTATTTGTATTATAATTTGTTATTGCTGTTGTAATTTCTGATTTTAAAGTATCTGCTGTTTTTGTTGTTGCTCTTTCATCATACTTCACATTTGAAGTTAATATAATTGAAGTTGTTTCGGGATCAACAATTTCTGGTCTAACAGAAGCAACATTATATTTTTGTAATTGTGTTTTAATACTTTCTTTTGTAGTATCTGTAAGTGTAGAACCTGATGCTGCTTTAATCGCAATCTTTACAACACCATAAACAGGTGTTTCATCATCTTCGCCACCCCATGCTGAAACTGATTGAGCATTTGGATATAATTCTTGTACTAATGTTTCATAGTCAGAAGTTGTAACTGCTCTATCTTGTCTTGCGTATTGTAATGGTGCGTTATATCTAATTGATTCTTTTGTCTGTGCCTCTGCGCCACCTTGAGCACTTGAAGCAGTTGTAATCGTAACATTTGTAAATCCACCAACACTTCCTGAAAGTGTAAATGTAGAAGCGCCATTTGCTTCAGCTTTATTAGAAACAACATATTCTAATATAACAATATTACCATCTGCTAATGATTGTCCTACAATACCATCTCCAAAATAAACTTCAAACTTACCATCTTCACCTTCTTGTAGAAAATAAACTTTTGAGGTATCATCTAAAGAAGTAAATCCTGTAGCTTTTGAATAAGTTGTTGTGGTAGTATCTGATACTGAATTTTGTACTGTAACTTTTAAAGTAGATGTATCAGCATTAACACTTGGAATAATAAATCTTTGATCTGGATCAGAAGTATCTGCTGTATATTTAAATGTAACTAAAGTACCTTCAAAAATAGATATACCTGAAAATCTGTAAACACCAGAACTAGGTGAGATTGTGTGAGAAGCATTTGTTACAAATTGATAAGTTGTTCCATCAATAGATGAAGTAAAGGTTGTTCCTTTCGCCATGGTAACTGAAGCACCTGATGCATTGTTTAATAAAATATCAATTGATGCTGTTGCTG